TACATCCTCATCATCATTGCATCAGATAAATCGGGTGATTTACCCAATATCTTCTTCATCTCATCTTTTGATTGTACTGCAACCTTATTATCCTTATCTATATCTTTTAGTTTTACCGCTAATAACTCCTGTGTCAATTCATCTACTACTGATGGGTCTAATATGTTTAATGATAATTTACCTTCTTTAAATAGTTCAGATAACTTAACATAACATTGTGACTTTAAGTTAATAAAGTTTTGTTCGTGTAACGCTTTGGAGTTATTCACAAAGTTTACCCCACGGATCTGATCCGCAACACCTCCACCTACGCCATCAGAATCTACAATCACCTGTTGAGGATGTATTTTCCACTTAGCAATTAAATCCTTTATTTCGGACGATAATTCTACGGTTGATAACTTTCTATACACTAATACTTCCATGACAACCAGACCGTTCCAAACCACTACTACGGACCTGTCATCACCAAACCTACCAACGTCAACTGACAAATATCTTTTACTTATTTCATTTGGTCTATCTCTAAATACAGAATTGGATATACTATCAAAATCAAATAGACTATCATCCTCTTCCATATAATTCCAATCCCCTTCCAATAATCTTCTTCGTTGTCCTGATGGTAATGATTGTAACATTTGTATATAAGATGATGGAAGATGGGGATTATCTGTTGGTAGTGCTGGTACAAATTTCATTGTTGATGGTAATGTATCTTGTATATATGGGATATAAAATACTTTCTTTAACCATACCTGACCTGGATTACACGTCATTAAAAACTTAGGTTCTAATTTGTATTCATTTAGTTTAAATCTTATACGTGACTTTAATATGTTATACGCAAGTTGTGGTATCTGTGCTGCTTCATCCACAAAGACTGCGGTCAATTCTAATCCTCCTAAACTATCGTAGTTGGGATCTGATGGTTGATACGCTAAATCCTTTAATACTATTTCTGATTTGTTTGTAAATGTTAATACGTTTGATTGACCATTGTAGTTATAGTTCTCCCCTGACTTTAATCCCATTTGTTGTAATACCTCAAACAAGGTATTAAGTGTTGTTAACTTAAGTTGTTGTAATACAGTTCTACCAATCAAACATCTAATACCTGGATATGTTAAACATAGTGTACTAATCCATAAACAACCTAACCAACTCTTTCCTGCACCAGCACTACCTCCATATAAGACCTCATTGACTGAATTATCCATCAGTAACTTCCATGCTTGAGATTGTTTTTTGGTTAGGTCTATATTAATCTCCATATAAAAAGTTATACGCTGATAGGTCTTCAATATCTTCATTTAATCCTATCTCATTATCCCATCTATTTGGGTCATGTTCTATATTACAATCTATTCTACCTCTTTCAACTCTTATCATCCAATCTTCTTTTGTTTTGTTATGTATATGACTAATATAACAAACATCTTCAGGACCATTTGTATTTAAATAACCACGGAACTTTTTACCATTGGTATCCATTGATGGTCCAAATGTATTATGTGGTAGTTGCATCCTTTCTCCTGATCTTGCGTTAACAATTACTTTTATATGACCATCAGGAACACTTGTTCTTTTTGGGAACATTTTTAATAATGAATTACAATATCTATTCTTTAATCCCATATTACCGTGTATAAACCAATTGATTCCCAATACATTAGTTTGGTCTTTATATTCATTGATTAACTCCTTTACGTTCTTATGTTTCTTTAACACGAGAAATTCATCACAGTCAAAGAACGCAATCCAATCATATTCTTTATTATTTTCTAATACGGTATTATATAATGGAACCTGTAAATTCCTACCATCACATATCTCTTTTTGTAAATATGGTTTCTCAATATCAGTCCTCCAATCATTTTGGTATAGGATAATCTTATCAAATCCTAACTTATGGTTATACTCCAACCATTCATTTAAATAATGGTCTTCCATTCTTGCTACACATACGAGTGCCACTTTAATATTGTGTTCCATCTACATCTATTGGATTTAAAAATTGTGGTTCATCTTCAGGTTTTTGTAAATTATACTTAACCCTAATCTGTTCCATTATTACTGCAATCTCTTCAGGTGTTTTTCCTTCTATCCTTTTGAAGAATTGTTGATTAATATTTTTCTTTAACCTTTCTTGAGTCCTTTTATATCTTCTATTAAATGATGTTGACATATTATACGTATTTTATCCAACTATTATCCCCGAACACTTTATCAGGTTGACCAAACATTTCATTTACTGCTTCATATACTCCAACCAAATGTGGAATCTGACTTGTATAATCATGACCACCAATTACTCCACCCTTTTTAACAAGTGGTAGGTAGTTGATAATATCTGTCTTAACTCCTTCATATGTGTGTAATCCGTCTATATAAACAAAATCGTATTTTAAACCCCCTAATTTCTCCACTGCGTCATTTGAGGTAGAAACTATCGTTTTAATGTTTTGATGGTCACCAGTCCTATCTAAATAGGTTTGATAGACATTTTTAAACTCAAATAGATATGACGTTGGATCTTTTGGATCGTAGTTAGCAAGAAATGGATCTATTGCTATAACTTCTTTAAATGATTGTGCAAACAATACCGTACTCTCACCAACGAATGAACCAATCTCTATCATGGTTTTATCGGAGTTATCCCCCAATTCTTTTATCAGGTTTAATAAACCTTCTGTACCTGTAGCATCACGCATCCAAGTTTGTTCTTTATTTGTTTTGTATTTCATATTATATTTTATTCTAATAACATAGTCAAAAACGACATTTTAGGGGTTATTGTTTAAAAAAATATTAGTCGTTTAAATTAATATTAATTGATATAGGTTGACCATTGGATGTTATATCCACCTTCTTAGTCTCCAACGAATGAATCTTTGCAATATCTGCAAGAACCTCCCTTTCAGTACGTTTATTATTTTCATCCCTACATCTCTTAAGTAAATCATACAACTGATTAAGGTGATTCTCCAATATTTCATCTTGATTTTGTGTATATCTTTCTTTTAATCTTAACCTTGCTTCCTTCCATAACCTTTCTGCTTGTCTCTCAGATATTTTAAATTCTTTTGCTGCTTTAGTTGCAAACTCTCTATAAGATAAATGTTCGTATAACATCATCTCATATACTCGTGACATTACAGATTCAAATTCCAATTCATCTGTCTTACGTCCTTTTTTTGTTTCTTTATTTTCCATATAAATGTAATCTAAATCTTCTCGCCTGATTATTAACACATGATCTACATCCCCAATCAAAGTCTTCGTTGAATAAGAATTGATATACCTTTTGTATAAACTCCTTCTTATCTTCCTTAACTCCTAATATGGATGTTAGTTCTGCGTACGCTACCTTAATATCTTCCTGTGTAGGTATAAATAGTTCCTCCTCTATTTCAAATGGTAATGGTGGGTTCTCAACTAGTACCTCTTTTTGTTTCTTACAACTTGTACATCCACGTTTTTTCTTACTTGGATTCTCAATTGAATTTTGTTTTAATTTCTCCAATCTATCTGTATCGTTAATCTTCATCTTCTATTGGGGTTATTATATCTATATTATTGAAATGATCTATTTCTTCATCTGTTAGTTCTACTATTTCCTCAGGTGTTGGTATTGGTTCAGGTGTTCCGTATATTACTTTTGTCTCCACCCGTTTTTGTTTTCCACAATTGCATCCCATATTACTTATTCATTTTTTTAAATGTATTTTGTTTTATTACTTGTTTTGTTTCCCGAACATATCTTGCAATAGATGTTAAAGGTATTTTTGTATCCGTTGATACTTTTTTTAAACTACCTAATACCATATACTTCTCAAATATTATCTTGTGAAACCAATTCATCTCCGTAAATTCTGTTTCAATTATTTCTAATATGTGATGTTCCTTGAATATATCATCAGTATCAATTAGATTGGTTACCTCAAACAATTCATTATACAATGTACTTTCCCTTCTTACCTTTCTATAAAAGGGACTTGTTTTGGAATACCAATTAATTGTTAGACATTTAACAATATAATACTTTATACTGTTATCGTCAAGTTTGTTTAGATTTATTTCTTTCTTATCGTATAGTTGAAGTAATACATCATTAAGTAGATCCCCTGCGAATGAATCATGTTTGGTTATCTTATTACAGATGTTTAATAGTTCGTAGTAGTTCTTACTTATGTATCTCTCTATTTCAATCTTCATTCAATATTTTTCTAATATCCTTCAGACATTGACAAATTTCATATTGTTCCAAATGTTCATTAGATATTATACTACTTTCTAATATTTGATCCAAGAAAGTAATACGGTTTATGACTGGATCTAACTCCTTGTCTATTGTAATTAATAACATATCAATTACTTTATTACACAGTGCATGTTTCTCTCTCGTTGTAAATTCACAATAATCTTTTGGTATATCTATAAAACCAATTTCAGCTTGTTCTCTTTTCATTTCTATAATTACTTACTACCGATCTTATTAGTGTATGACTACAACAAAATGTTTCGGCTATATCATTATAACTATGTCCTTCTTCTATTAATTTCATAATCTTATCTATACTATTCCATACACCTTTCTTAATCTTTCTTCCTCCACCTGGTGTTGCTGGTCTCTTTGGTTTATTTTGTAATACCATATTGATAAATACTCCATTCTCCTTAACACCAGGTTTATTCCAAATTCCTGTTGATTCATCAAATATCCAACCAAACGCTACCATTAAAGAAAAAACTTGTTCCTTTTGTTCATTATCAAAATATCTATTTGGTTCTGCGTAATAACTATTACTTCCTCCATTCATTAATATTTGTTCATCAACCTTTTTTCTATAATATTTCTTATGACAACTCTTACAAACCTTAACAGGATTTTTTGCATGATTTAAATAAAAATCTGTTATATATTTATATTCCATACAAGTACTACATTGTTTGTAATTAGGATTGTTTTGTATATCTAACAATAGTTTTTCTTTTTTAATCCTTAATTTATATTCTCTATATCCTATTCTCATACAAGGGTTACAAATTCTTCTGGTAAAATACTTTTCTTTAGTTGAGTGCCAATAGGTATCAAACTTATCATTAGGTTGTTCTATCTTACATTTTTTACATATCTTCATAATATAAATATCTACTAAAAACTAAAAAACCTTGTACCTTTTGTAAATGGGAGTAAACGTTGGTACAAGGTTGGAATAAATTGAGTAACTTAATCTACTATAATTATACCCAAGTTGATTTATATTTTAAAGGTTTCTTAAGATATAATTCTTCATACTTACCTAATAGATGAGGAATTTGTTTTATTGGTATTAACATAAAAGTACCAATATTATCACCAGTCTTTTGTTTATTCTCAACATCCATCCTGATCTTGAACATATTATGTCTTTGACCTACCCACTTAATAAAATGTACTTTTAAGAATAAACCTGCTGTACCTATATTGAAAAAGTAATAGTCTGCTTTAGTTACTGATAGTCCTGATTTGGTCTTAATATCACTACCATGTTTTCTCTGTTGATATTCAACTAGTACATTACCGGTACACATTGCTGCATCATGATGTTTAAGTTCAACCTTTCCATCTAATATCAATTGAAGTAAATTTATAGTATCGAGTTCCATTGGATCCCATGTTCCTACTTCACTTAATTCTACATCCATTTGACCTAAATCAAAATCAAAATCTGCGTTATTATTTTGTTCTATTCTCATATTACTTGATTCTTTCGTTATATGATTTAATACATCCTGTCCACCATTTCTCTGCAACCTGTACATCTTCATCAATTACTAATAATGATTGATAATACTTGTAACAACCTAATAACCATTTTTCAGTCATAGTTAAATTAACCAGTTTATTCTGTTGAGATAATTGTATTACTTCAACATAAGTTTTAGATACTGGTACCTGTTTTGTTTTTTTACTTTTCATATTCTATTTTATAATTCAAAAAATTTATATTGTTCTTTTTCTTCTTCAATATATTGATCCAGTATATACTGGTCGTTTGTACTTACTTCTTCTTTCTTTATTCCTTTCAATAGTAATAAGTATTCTTCCCTGCTTTCTTTTGAAAGTAATCTAAACTCTTTTAGACTCATTTCATCTTTTCTCCATTTTAATTTCATTTAATAAAAATAAACTTTTTAATTGATAAAAACAAATTATTCAACTAAGCACAATTCGTTCTCCCTGTATTTCTCCTCACCCAATAAGTTTCATAAGACCAGTGTATTGATCGTCCCCATATCTTACTTATACTTATTGACCTTTTTTATAGATGGTATGTCTTACCTTTATTTAAGGATTATCCACCATTAAGACCCCTACTGATTACGGAACAATTACTAACGTATATCTGACTACCTCAGGGTGATAGACCAACTTTTTCTGTCGTTGGTCCTATACATAATAAATACACAATTTTTTCCAAGAATCCAAATCACAATAAAAATATTTCCGTATTTCGTAAATAATATAGTAAAAAAATATTTTGTGGTTTATATAATATGTGTTATATTTGATTATTATTAATTATAAAACGATCTCATGGAACAGACAAAAGTGGTAGAAACAAAACCAGTTGAGTTTTACTCAACAAACATTAGTATTTTACAACAATCCCAATCAAAACTTGCATTGGAGTATTTAACATCAAAAGGTTATATCCCAACCGTTGAGGAACTGTGGAGGGTGACTGAGGTATTCGTACTATGTTGTTTACAAAAACAGGATGTTGAATTAAAGAAAAGAATCATTGCTTTGGATAAATGGATCTTATCTAAGACCGATCCAACTGAACAAGTAAAACAAAATATCATTAATAAAATTAAATAATATGAAAATAGACTACCAAACAGTAGACGAAGGTGATGAGAATAGGGATGGTTGTATCCATTTTGAAATGGGTAATTATCTTTATTTTATAGGTGATGATGAGGGTACAGTATATATTGAACGTCAACTAATTGATGACCACGATAACAATAGAGATAATTGGGAACAACCTGAATGGGTTTCCTCAAAAAATAAAAGTTTAAATTTTAGATTTTTAAAAAATAACAAATAATATTTTGACTTTTCAATAAAGTTATTTATATTTGTATAGAAGGGGTGGGGATTTATTTACTGTAGATTGCCATTTACGTAACGTTTGAGTTATACAACCACCCCTTCTTTTACTACTTGTCTATTCTTTCATAATAATAGAAACTGTGATCAATTTTCAAAACCGAACCCTTGTTTCTACAGGGGTTCCTTTTTTTACCTTATCTTTGTATTATGGAAATATGGAAACAAATAAATAATTATCCTAATTATGAAATTAGTAATATGGGTAATGTTAGAAATATTAAAACAAATAAATTATTAAAATTAATTTATAATCATAAAAGTTATTACAGAGTAGGTTTAAGAAATAAATCAAAACAAAAAATGTTTATGGTACATAGATTAGTTGCAGAATATTTTATACTAAACCCTAATAATAAACTATATGTTCATCATAAAAATCATATTAGAAATGATAATAGAGTAGAAAATTTACAATGGGTTACTGCTGGTGAAAATGAAAGATATAAACCATCTTGTAAAAGAAAAATACCTTATGATTTTTTATTAGATTTTTATCTAAAAAATAAATAAAAACCCCTGTATTTCTACAAGGGTCATATATAAGTGTTTGGCTATAGCCGATCATTATTTCTTATTTTAAGACGTTTTTAGACTACTTGTCTCTCCATGTAGAATAACATATACCCAACGATTGTTCCTGTCCGTATTCGTCTATAATTGACGATACACACCTACTAATAAAAGTACTCTCATCTTCATCAGAACTTGGTGAAGGAATAGGAAAACCTTCCTTAACGATCTTTTTCATTTGTTCTTTTGTAGGTACACAGTTAGGTACTTCTACACCATCTAACATTTTTGTACCATATGGTTCATATCCTTCCCAACAAGGATTAGGATCAATTTCAAAATTATTCTTTTTTAATTTTAATATTCTTTCAAACTTTGTCATATTAATTTATTTTAATGTTAATTCATATTTTATTTGATATAGGAACTTTTGTAGGTCATCCACCTGATTTTGTATCCAACTGTCTGCACCCAATCCTTGTCTCTCCGCTTGAACATATGTACATAATCCTTTAAGATATTCGTATGATTGACCTTCTTTCCAATCAACCAATGGTTTTGTTGAGTAACCAATAATACGAGGACCATAACCTTGTAATGATTCAACAAGACTATCTATAATATCTGTGATACCTGGATAGAAATGTCCTAACGCTTTATGTTCAGGATATAAGGTTGTTTGATTATGCCATATATGACCTTGTGTTTTTGCTTGATGCAATACTGAAATAAATTCTGCTTGTGTAGCCATTATCTTAATTTTTTTACTTGTGTTAAATTTAGTTCTTGATCCAATAAGAATACCGATTGGTAGTTATGATGAATCCAAAAATTTAATTCCTGTTGTGTTATTTTATATTTTCTTTCTAAATCCATATCTAATATTCTTGTGAAATAATCAGACTTAGCACCTAAATTTAGTTCGTCTTCCGTTGGTCGTGGTAAATAATAATCCATATTCATATTCTAATTTAATTAATAACAATCCTGACATGGAGGATTCTCATGTTGTAATTCACTATACACAGTAAATTGTTTTCCAATGTTATTCATTGAGTAACCTTTACGTGATGTATTTTTTAATGATATACCACTCATGTACTTCTGTGAACGATCAGGAATCATACCGTCTCTCGTTGATTGTGTAACATATTGTGGGAACACATTTGAACCTCTACCTATTAATAGATAATCTTGAAGACGGGTCATATAGAAGTCAGCACGAGACTTTTGGATATTCCTAAGGTATTGCATCGTTGCAATATCCACAGATGTTGCGTTCTCCATTGTTCCTTGTGTAATACCATTGTTCATCGTACGATACATAATATGAGGTATTGCGTTGAAGTACGCGGTCTGAATTAAGTACGGTTGAATATATTCATTTACCAATGTTGTTTCTTGTGCGTTAAATGTATTACCTGTTGAACTAACTTGAGATAATAAATGATTATAAAATAATGTCCCCAATATTGTTTGAAGGTCAATATCTTGTGCAATTTGTATTTCCGCTTTAAGAACATCCATATCAACATTCTTATTGATATTGGTAAAATTCTTTAATTTGGTTTCTGATATTAATAATACACCCATGTTTAATTATAGTTTAATTCTTCTTCTCCTAACCATGCACCACATTGTTCTTCAGTTAATCCATAACCTGCCATTAACATTTGTGCTGCTTGTCCTCTTGTTATTTTTTCTTTATTATATTCTCTTACAATTCTTAATAATCCCTGATATTCTCTACCTGACAATTTTTTGATATTCTCATTAACATTCATCTCTTGTTGGTCAGGAACTTGAACCGGTGTTACAGGAACATCATCAACCACAGGATTTTCTATTACATCACCTGTTAAGAATAGACTTAATGGTTTAATTTCAAATGTTGTTGGTCTTTCAAACTTAATTGAAATTAATTTATTAAATACAGGTAACATACAATTTTGGAATGGTTGAATAACCATTTTACGGAAATATTCTGAATGTTGTGTAATCTCATCTGAACCACCTAATTTACCACTTGTTGCAATACCGAATAATTCAGCACTACTTACTCTATGTGCAGATAATATTGAACGTGTTATATCATCACTTAATGTTGAATAATAACTATCATTATCATTACGAGGTATCTGAATAATCTCAGGTGCAGTATCTTTACTTTCGTTGAAGGATATGATTGCTTGACCTGCATTATCTGTTCCTGCGTATTGTTCTTCCAATGCACGTGTTAGAATACGTTGTTCTTCTTCACCAGGTATTCCTCCATTCATATTAATAAAAAGTGAAGGAACCATTCCTGAACGTAAATTGTTCATATGAAAGTTCTTAGTCTCAATATCAATCTCCATTGAACGTTGTCCTGCAGACCAATCAGGTACAGGATAGTAACTCATTGATGGAATATATGTTTTATAATAATAAATTTGTGTATCACCTTTACCTTCCATATTGAATGTAGGATATTCTTCAGGTATATATTTTCTTGTATCTTTCCAATGAGGAGAATAGAAATAACTTTCAATCTTATCTTCTTCATTTAATTTACCACTACGTACTCTACTAAAGTCCAAATGATATATCTCAGCAATTGAACCATCTCTTGCTTTTACAATTTGTAAACTAAAACCCCCAAATAACATAAAGTCCAATGCACATTTTCTCATTACATCAGATACATTCTCAGATGGATTAATAAGATTAACTGATGCCATTGGGTTGTTTAATGATACAACACCATCACCCATAATCTGATTTACTTTTGAGGTAACTACCGCTTTATGGATTGCACAGTTATCATATAACTCAATAAAGTATTGAGGTAATAAGTTATTATCTCCGTAATAAACCCACGGATAACGTTGTAGAACTTCACTAAAAACAGGTACCGTTGCACGGTCAAAGTTTGTTCTACTTAATTTGTATTTTTGTATTTCACTCATAATTAATCTTGTATATAAATATAATTCTCGTTAGTTTCATTTGGTGAGATATATTCTGTAAATCCTACACCAACTTCGGTTCCTTCCAATATTGATATACCACTGTAAACCAATTGATTATCAGGATTACCATAGATGTTTAACATATATTCACCTAAGTAATTTAAATCATTTGTTGCTAATGGTAATAGTATTTCACAATAACGAATGTTTTGGAAATACACTGCAGGATCATTAATATCAATAGTATAGTTTTTTATCTCTTTACTCATTACGTGGGTAAATTCTAACCTATAAGTTGTAAAAGTACTTCTACTATTATTGTTAATATTCAACACCAAATTGTTATCTTCTCCTTTAATCAAATAAAGCATATTCTTGTGTTATATAAGTAAATATAAAAAAAACCATTTTGAATTGGTATAGCATAAAAAAAAGGGTCCTTAGACCCTTCTTCTTTTAGAATTAGAATATGAAAATTCGGTCCAAAGACCTACTAATTAAGCTACCCCAAATCCACCTGCAGCGAAGATAGAACTTAAAGTTCCACTTACTACGTTAGCTGGTGCTGATTCTTGACCTGTAAAGATCAATTCAAAACCATTTCTATCACCAAACGCTGTACCTGTAGCAGCAGAACCACCACTTAAATACAATCCGTTTACTTGACCTAAATAGTATTGTGTATCGTTTTGATCCACAGCTACGATTTGAATTTTATCGTTTTGACCTAATACCAATAATTGGTTTCTCTTAAGTTGATCGTACTTGAATAATACAGCAGTTAAAACTTGTTCCCAATAGATAGTACCGTTTTCAAAGTTCTTAGTTGTATTTTGAGATAAAGAAGATGTGTTTCTTTTTAACTCAAAATTATACCAAACACCAGCACCTGTGATACCTGTGATAGGACCAGTTGTTCCTGTTATTGCAACCGCAGAAACAGAAGGTGCTGTTGCACCACTTGCACCTAATACCCAGATACTTTTAATTCCACCAATTCCATCAGAACAACCTAAATCAACTCCTGAAGATATATAACATGACATATGTGTGTAATTTTATTTTTTTTTTATTTTTATAAAGGGGACTTTCACCCCTTTTGTTTTTATAATTAAGCTAAGTTGTTTGTTGCGAAATATGCAGTTGAACCAAATGTTGCAATTGTTGCACCATAGTTGTAGTTTGCACGTAATCTTAACTCATCAAAATCTTTTGAGTACCAGATAACTAATTTCTCGTGATCAGACAATAAGTCAAAACCAACAACCATGTACTCACGTGGTCCGATAACAACTTTGTTTGATCCATTAAGACCAATAGTTGGAACGACTTTAACGTTTGTATTAGGTTGTGTAGCTTCCATCATTCCTGTAATATCAGATGAACCGATATAGTTTTGGAAGAAGTTAGCACGTGTTAACGCTTGAATGTATAAACGGAAGTTAGCGTATGACATAAACACAACTAAATCTTCACGAGACATTGCGTTGTCATCTAATACGTTAATCAACTTATCTACTTCAGTGATAGGGTTACCACTAACACCGTATAATGCGGTACTTGAGAAAGTAACACCACTTGAGTTAGCAACACCTGTTGTACCTGTAGAGATTAATGTTTTGAAACCATTGAAACAAGATGAACCTGTTGTAGCTTGCCACAATTGTTGTTCGATTCTTTGTTGAATTTGTTTAACTTTTAAGTCAGCAATTTGTTGTTCAAATGGAACTGTCTCAGATGTTTGACCTGGTGCCATTAACATTGATTGGTATGTATCATACAAATCTTTGTAACATAATGCTTCATTATATTTCTCAGGACAAGTTGTGATGTTTGTTTGAGAGAAAGTAGTTGTACTTCCTGTTGGATCCCATCCACAAGTTCCACCTGAAAATACTGCAACTGAATTTAATAAATTCAATGCTTGTGTACCTTTAATACCTAAACGTACGTTTGCGTATCGTGCAGTTGTTCCACCGATTAACGCTTTTGAAAGTAATTCACCACCAACTTGATCAACGTATCCACCGATAGTTGCAACGTCATATGAGAATTGTTCTCTTGATAAAATTTTCATAATTTTATTAGTTTTTGTTTTTAATTATTTATTGTTTTTTCTTAATGCTGAAATGGCTTCCAATTTAGAATCCATATAGTCATCTGTTTTATTAAACTTCTCAGTTTTACCGTCAGCAATCTTTTTAGATGCTGGTTCTTTCTTAAATGTGTTTAAATCCTTTTGTAATTCAGTTACTTGACCCTCCATTTGAGACATCTTTTCACCCATTTTCTTTACAAAGTCTTTCAACATACTTAACATTTCAGCTTCCATTCCCATTGCAGGAACCTCAGCTTCTGGTGCTTCAGGTACTTCTCCACCTTCTGCATCAGCAACTACTTCTTCAACCTTAGCGATAATACCATCTTTTGTTTCAACCTTGGTACCATCTTCTAATTCATGAACACCATCTGGTGCAGGAATTTCTCCTTCAGCAGTAACGATAACAACTTTAGCACCTTCAGCTAAAGCATCACCTTCAACTTTAATTGCGGTACCATCAACCAATTTTGCATCAACAAATATCTCTTTAACGGAAACGATTTGACTTTGTGCTACTTTCAATTCAAAATTCTCTTTTAACTTGTATGTTCCATCTTCTAAAGCAACTCTTTCAAACGCTTCGTTGATTTTATAGATTTTACTATCTTTTTCTAATTTCTTAGTTTCAACGATAGTATTGTCTTCCAATTTAAAAGATAATAAAGTCTTGTCTTCAGACATAAAACCAAACTGTACCATAAGATTTTTAATCTCTTGAATAGCACTTTTTGAATTTGACATAATTTACTTTTGTTTTATTTATTTTATTCTCTTACTTATATATATAAATATTATTACTTATTACCATTAATACTTCTTCAGTATCTCAGCAACTTTATATAGAAACATTTCTTCCTTACTGAACGCTTGAACTTCTTCAAAAAATCCACTAACGCTAAACCCATTTAATTTACCTTCCTTAACTTGATTCCATACCTCATCACCTTTTGGTGTCTTAGCAATCTTCATAGATAACATCCATGTTCCAACAGGTACATCCCCAAATCCGTATTTTACTGACTTATCATTCTCATCTTCCTTAATCCAACTTTCTATAACATATACATCTCTTACCGCTTTACCATCGTGCATTAAATCATTGTTACGAGTATATTGATTCTTCATATATTTCTCAGCAATCATTCTAATAGTCTCT